CCTGATGTCTATGTTGGTGTCGCCACCGGCGGCGGTTATGATCGCCGGACTTCCTGTGGCGCCGCCCCATAGCCCCACGTAGTTCGTTGACAGTGTGTTGGCATAAAGCGCGCCCTGTACGTTAAGCTGCCCGTTGGCTCTTACGATCCCGGCGCCCTTCGGAGTAAGCGTGAGGTCGATGTTCGTATCGGACCCGGAAACGCTCAGGACAGGTGAAGCGGCTGCGGCGGCGCCAGATGCGATCCAGTAATTCGCCGATCCAGTTCCGCACCACACCGGGCCGGTATGGAACGACGTTCCGTTTACGACAAAGCCTCCGGTGCCTTTGGGATTAAACTGCATTCCGACATTCGCGTCGGAACCGGCGGCCGACATCTGGACGTTGTACGTGGAAGCGGCGCCCGCCACCGTGAGGTAGTTTGCGGAGCCGTTGCCCAGCGACGCGGTTCCGGTGGCCGACAGCGTTCCATTAAGCGACGTTGCGCCAACCACCGTCAGGCTGTTCGAGAGCGTAATTAGCCCGGTCGCACGCGTAACGGAAAGCGGTGTGGCTATCGCGCCGCCCGCATTGTCGTAGCAGCGAAGCCACAGGTCCGAGCCTGTGTTGCCGCCGCCCTCCGCTCCGCTGTCCGCGAACAGCGACCAGCGGTTGACGCCAGCGGTCTGGATGCGCAGCGATCGTTGCGTTGCTGCCGCGCCATTCATTGCAAGGTGGGTGCCGAAATTGGCTGTGTTGCTGCCGATCACCACGGTGTCGCCGGCCGTCACCGTGCTGCTTGTCGTGACCGCGCCTTGCAGCGCGACCGTGGCCGCGGTCAGGGTGAGCACCCCGGTTGCAAATCCGGTCCCGCCTCCGCTCGCGGCGATGCGCGCGTCGCTGTCGTTAGCTACGGCGGACGAATGAAAATCAATGTATGGATAGTTCAGTACGCCGGGGGCACCGATCTCAAATCCGGTGCTGGCGCCAGTGATATACAGCCCTCCGGACGTTATCGTTGCAGGTCCGCCAAGCGTAGTTGTGCTGCTTGTGGAGAGCGTCGTGAAGGCGCCCGTGTTGGGTGTCGTCGCGCCGATTGGCGTATTGACGATGCCGCCGTAAGCACGCAGCGCGCCGCCGCTGCCGAGATCGAGCAGCCTCACGGCGCCGCCGGCATTCGTTCGTTGCCACCACGCAAAGCTGTAGCCGGGCAGAGATGTGCTGTAAGTGTTCCAAAAATCGACCTCGGCCGAACCGCTGGTGTAATTCCAGCCGATCCGTCCGCCATCGAGCGCGGGCGGGATTGCGGACGAATTATATGCGAATGCGAAACCATTGCTGAACGTCGCGAGGCCACCGATGGTCATCGCCCCGCTGCAACTCATTGCGCCTGTGAACGCGCCCGTCGCGCAGTTGAAACTAAGCGTGCCGGTTCCGGTGGTCGTGCCGCCCGAGCAGATAATCCGCCCGTCATAGTCAGGTGAGTTGCCAGAGGAATGAAAATCAATGAATGGCGTGTTCGCGCTTGCCACAGCTCCTATCTCGATGTTTGCGTTCGCCGCCGACATGAGCAGGCCGCTGGACAGCGCGGTGTAACCCAAGCTCGTGGTGCCGCTGCTGACCGTCAAGCCGGCGGCGAGCGTGGCAAGACCGCTGACGCCGAGCGTGCCCGTGACGCCTGCGCCAGTCGGTATGACCGTCACGACATCCGCGCCGTTGACGTTTGCGACTATCGCCGATACGCCGGGCGCGACGAGATTGAGCCGACCGCCCGTGATCGAGAGGCCGTAACTCGTTCCGTATAACGCCAGATGTTTCGACAGGTCCGTTACGCTCGCGGCGACCTGGGAGCCGAACGTGGCGCCGTTCGCCAGCGCCGCGCTGCCGGCGACCTGCAGCCCATTGAGGAACTGGCGCGACACGCCGCGCTACCCCAGGACAATCACGCGATACTGCCCCGATGTCGGTGCGACAGCGAATATAAATGTTGCTGTGTTCACCGATGCGGCCTGCATGTCGCAATCCACCGTCTGCCAGGGCGTTGTCGTAGACCTCACCTGCATATGCACGTCCTGCGTGTTCAAATTGTGCGTTACCGTAATGGAGGTTGACGACCCATCCCCGATGTTGGAGGAAAATTTCCTACAAGTCGTGCCGTCCGTTGCCAGGTATATGCCGGTTCCGTCCGCCGCCAGGCCGCCGCCAGCCTTGGGAGCGGCAGCAAACACGCCGCCGGTGAGCGACAGGCCCGACCCCGCGCTGTATATTGATGCGATGCCGAACTGAACGATTGCTAGGCTTGTTGTCCCAACTGTGATTGCGCCTGTAGTCGATACGCGCCAGGAACTGCCTGAGTTTAGTGTCCCTTCCGTAACGAGCCACATAGCCCCCGTCTCAATTTCTCCGGGGGCCGGTCCTTCAACAGTCGTGCGCGACCACGCCCCGGCCGAGGCATTGAATATGCCGTTCTGCGAGGCGGTCGTCTGGCCGACGCACAATATACGGTCGCCGGCAATAGGCGTCACGCCGTCGATTGCGGCGAGGCCGCTCTGTGTGACGTTTGTTGTCGTAACGAGCCTTGCTGGCGGCTTGCTTGAGATGCCCGCGGCGCTGCTTTGCACCTGGGTCACGACCCAATCCATCCGGGTCGCGTCGGACGGGTTCACCGGCGTGGCCAGGCCGGTGAGGGTCTGGCCGTTCAGGCTTACCTGTGCGGTCGGCAGGGCCGCCTGGTCGAGGCGCCGGGCATTGACGTAATCCCACGTCGCCAGGTCACCGGCCCCGCTCGGCGCGCCGGCGCCAGTGAATTTGAACCCCGCAAGCGGAATGTTCGCAGTAATAGTGCCGGTGAAGTTATTCAACGCTCTGGATAGCACCCAGCTGTATTCTGCACTGTCCCCAGATGCGTTAGGACTAGTTGACAATCCTGTAAGTTTATTTCCGCCCATGGCGTAATTACCATTAGCGGCGGTAAAGCTATTGAGGCGCAGGCCCAACGTCCAATCGTACGTCGCGGCCTGCCCGGCCCCCGTCGGCGCGGGGAGCCCACTGACCGTGTAGGTTCCGCCCATCGCCACGTTCGCGGTGGGGGTGGCCCACGAATTGAGCGTCTTTGCGTTCACCCACTCATAGGTGGCGGCGTCTCCGGTGGCGCTCGGCGCAAGTAAGCCAACCGCCTTTTTGTTGTTAAACGCAACATTCGCTGCCGGCGCGGCAAAGCTGTCCAAAGTATAGGCGTGAACAACCGCACTGAGGTCGGAGATTGTGGAGGCAGCCTGGGTACCACTTTCAAAGCTGCGGGCGAGAGGATCCACCCACGCGGTGCCGTTCCACCAGAACATCAAGTGGCTGGCGGTATTCCAATACCATTGCCCCTCAACTGGCGTGGCCGGCGCAGTCCCTAGCTGGTGGGCGCGCGTATTTTGCAGCTCCAGCTGGTTGAAATTGACTGGCGTTAGGAAACTGCGCGCCATTTGACTATCCCTATATTAGGTAGGCGGTGCCAGAGAAGGGTGCGGAAAAGCCGACAACCAGCGTATTACTGTCGACAAATTGCATGTCGCCCTCGACCAGGCGGCCGGACGAGTCGATGACATTGACGGCCGGGCAGGTTCCCAGGTTGTGGGTGATGTGCCAGGTCGAGGCTGGCACGCCCTGCGTGTAGACGTAGATGGTCGCCTGGAGCGCATCCGCCGCGATCCGGGCCGCCGTCTCGGCAGACAGCGCGGCCAGCACCGCGGCATCGCCGGCCGCCCGCGCCGCGGCCTCGGTGGCGATGCTGGCGCCCCCGGCATTGATCGCGACCCGCCTGGACACGGCCTCGGCCTGCACCGCGGCAATCGCCTGCCCGAGCACGGCCTGGTCCGCCGCCGCCCTTGTCGCCGCCTCGCCCGACACCTGGTCCGCCAGGTTGCTGTCGGCCAGCTCGCGCGCCGCCGCCTCGACCTTCACCGCGGCGACCGCGCCCGGCAGGTCGGCGCCCGTGCCGCCGCCCGTGCGCAGGAACATCTGCAGCAGGAACCCGCGCCAGACCGGCGTGACCAGGCCGGTGCCCGGGTCGACTATCGGCGAGGACGGGAAGCCGGCCGCAAGGCTCACGTTCCAACCGCTATCCAGGTGAAGCCAAGCATTGCCGGCTCGTAACTAACTGTCGTGATCATCCGAACGTCAGCGCCGGACACGTCAGTGTTGGCCACGGTCGAAACCGACAGCGCCGCGGCGGCGGCCACGGTCGCGACGAAGGCGTGCACGCTGGCGAACGCGGGGGAGAACTCCACCCGGCAATACCCGCTCGCGTCGGTCGTGCCGGATCCGGCCATCACCTTGACCGACAGCCCGATCGAGTTGGCCAGCTCGGCCTCGGCCGCGGTGGCCCTGGCGACCTCGGCGGCTTCCGCGGCCTCGGCCCGCGCCGTCTCCGCGGTCACGCTGGCCGCGCTCGCAAACCCCGCCTGCGAGGACGCCAGCGCCGCCTCCGCGGCCAGGGCCCTTGTCGTCTCCGCGCCGATTAGACCGTCGATGCCGAGGGCGGCGCGGGCGGTGGCCAGGTCCGGCGCGATAACGACCGGCGCCATGGCGACACTCACCAGCGTGCTGGCCTGCTTGTCCCAGACCGTGTTGCCGGCGCTGTCCTTCAGCACGCACCGATAGGCCCCGTCCCCATAGAGGACGCAGCGTCCGGCGCTGTCTAGCGTCACGGGGTTGGTGTTCGACACCGTTCCGGCAGGGTCAGACCAGGTCGTCTTGCGCGTGGTCGTTCCGGGCGTGAATGTGTCGATCGTGCCGCCCGCGAGGGGCACGCCGGCCCCGTCGCAGAATTGCAGCTCGGCGGGAGGGAGCAGCGCAACCATGTTTTTCCTCTCAGCTCACTGCCGGCGCGGCATCGACAAACGCGGCCTGCAGGGCGGTCGGGGCGGGCGTTGACCAGGTCAGCCTGAACACCCGGTCGCGCGCCATGCCGAGGCGCCGGAACTGCAGCGAGGTCCGGTACTCGCCCACATCGCCGAGCGGCTGCGCGACCGGGTTTCCATAGCTTTTGCCCCGGTCGTCGCTCCAATCCAAGAACACCAGCGGCTTGTCGATCGGCGGAAAATCGTCGTTGAGGATGGTGCCTATCGCGGTCGCCGTGCTGATCGAGGCGTTGACCGGCGCGCTCAACGTCACCGCAAATGAAAGGTCTTCCTGCACAGTCCGGTTGCCGGCAACCTGCACCGTTATCGTCTGCGGCGTGGCGCCGCCCGGGAACGCGACCGAACCGGATGGATAGGCGCCCCCGAAAAACTCGCCGGGCAGTGCCGGGCTGTCACCGGAGCCGCTGACCTGCCAATGCGCGCCCGCGTCTCCCCCGCCAGCCGGCACGCCGTCCCAATAGGTCCAGGCCATCCCGTCCGAGGTGCTCGCGAAGTCAACCCCGGAATAGCCGGCCGCGACCAGCCGGCTGCCGCTCGAGGCGATGCCGTTATACGGCGCCGCCGTCATCGTGCGCAGCGTCCACGTCACCATGTCCGGCGTCGTCGCCACCCTGCCGTCGCCGGTGACGCACACCCACACCCCGGCGACGCAGGCCGCCCGGCGCCACGCGGTCGAGGCCGGCAGCGTGGTGGCGTGCCAGGTGATGCCGTCGCTCGACCACGCGCCGCCGGCCCCTATGCCAGGCAGGAAGAACCGCCCCCCGCCGAAGGCGATATCCATCCAGGTGACGGCGCCGGCCCCGGCGTCGCGCAGCGTCCAGGTGATGCCGTCCGGCGAGGTCTTGACCTTGCCCGACATGAAAGCATCGCCTGTGGCAACGAATATGCCATTGCCATATTCGATGTAGGCGACCGTTTCGCTTCCGCCGTCGAGCGTGCGGGCCGTCCAGGTGATGCCGTCCGGAGAGGTCGCGTAGTCGGCGGACTGAAAGGCGACCGCGACGAACATGCCGGCGCCGAACGCGATGGACTGCCAGGCGCACGGGAACGGCAGGGCTGCCGGCGACCAGGTCAGCCCGCCGTCCGTCGACACCGCGGCCCGGGTGCTGGTGCCGATCGACCCGGTGATGGCGACGAACCTGCCGTTGCCATAAGCCACATCGAGCCAGCTGTCGCGGGGCATCGGGATCAGCGACCAGGCCAGGCCGTCCGTCGAGCGCGCGAACACGTCGCCAAGGGATGATGCACCCGAAACAAATATGAACACGCCGCCGCCATGGGTGCCGTGGTCCCAATGCACCGTCGAGGGCGTCAGGCCCGTCGTCAGGTCCACGCGGAACGTAAATGGCGTGATGCCGGCGTTGCCTTCGGCCTTGACCGCATCGAGCGGCGAAATGGCAAGGTAGTTTGTGAGGGTCGATGGCATCAGTCGCGCCCCGCCTGCATGTCGGCCTGCAGGCAATGGAAGGCGACCCGCTTGCCGTCCGCCATGATGTGCGGAAACGCCCGCTGCCGCTTTATCGGCATGCCGGCGTCGGTGTAGCAGTCCGGGTCCAGTGCGTGGATTTCGCCGGTCACATAGTCGCCGACCACGACCTGGCCATGAGCCACCGCGCTGCAGTTCGCCCGGTGGCGGTGCTCGGTGCCGTTGCTGTCGAGCGTCGCCAGTTCATGCCACTGGCCCACGCCGATGTCGTAGCACCATGTGCGGTCGTCTGTCGGAAACGACAACGAATAGAACCAGTGTCCGGCGACCTGATACGCCACGCCGATCGCGTCGGTGAGGTTCCGATACCGCGACAGGTCATCCTCGATGGCATAGGTGGAGATCCGCGAGGCCGTGTATCCGGCCCCGCGCACCACGATGCCACGGCCCTCGCGGTCCTGCGAAAGCCACAGCACGTTGTTGTCGACCGACACCACGCTGTAAGGCGCGCACGTGCCGTGGTCGATGAAAACGCTCGGCTGGCGCTCGAAAGGAAAATCGGCCTTTCCGGAATTGAAATATATTTCAGTGCTTTTCGTTCCGACCAGCCAGATTTCGAGCTTCGCGACCGCAGCCACCACCAGCATGTCGGAAAACGCTTCCTTGTTCGCGAAATACAGCGGGTCGAACACGGTCGACAGGCTGTTGCTGGCGTAAAATTGCGGCGTTCCGGGCGCATTCAGAATGAAAAACGTATCGAGATAATCGACCCGGGTGCCGCCCCGGAACGCGCCGCCGCTGCTGTCCAGCCTGGCGAATGCGTCGTCGGCCAGGCGGATCGTCCATCCCCAGGGCGAGCCGTCCACCAGCAGCACGTCCAGCCCGTTGTCCGCCATCGACACCGGCGTGGTGCGGCCCGGCGGCAGGCTGCCGATGGCCGTCACGCTCCAATCCGCGCCCACGCGGTACACCGTGTCGGCGCCCACGGCATAGACGCGGCCGTCGGTGCTCGACCAGATGCCCCGCACCGGCCCCTGCGCGAGGCTGCAGAGCGGACGCAGGCCCGGGGTGGGGTAATAGGCATAGGGCGCCGGCTCACCCTGGCCGGTGGTCGGCGAGTTCGGGTTGCCGTGCGGCATCGGCTCGCAGAACAGGTTAAGGCACCGTTGCGCGCTCGCAATATAGCTGCGCGCCTCATAAGCGCCGCCCATGAGCTGCGTGCGCGCCATCAGATCCACCCGCCGATCAGGCGGGCCGCGGTGGGCGTGTTGCGCCCCGCCAGGCCGGGCGGCAGGTCCAGGTTCTTCATCTGCGCGTTGGCGCCGCGCACCGTCTCGAGCGTGGCCCTGGCGAGGGCCAGCACGCCCGGCGACACCTGGCTGGCGGTGGCCGCGGCGACGCGCAGCGCCAGGTTGTAGACCACCGCGTCGGTGTATTCCGGCGGCAGGCCCAGCGGATCGGTCGGGGCGGCATAGACCGGCAGCGCCGCCGCCGTGAACAGGTGCAGCTCGTAAAGGCTGGCCGTCGGCACCGGCCACACATACACCGTGCCGGTCGGCCAGCCGGTGTCGAGGAACACCGCGGCCGGCAGCGTGGTCATGTTCTTAAGAGATATTTCGCTGTAGTCCTCCCGGCTTTCGATCACCACCAGCGGATAGTCGAGCCGCACCGGCCCCGGACTCGACATGAGGCGCACGAAGGCGCTGTCGATCCGCACCGGGCGGGACGTGTCGAACGCCTCGCCAGGCCCGATACCGTAGGACGCGGCGCCGGTGGAGAGCAGCACGGCCTCGGTCAGGTGCGGCACCAGCCACCGCTGGCGCTGCCATTGCGCCAGCATCGACACCAGCAGCGCCATGCCGTCCGCCATGTCCTGCGACGCGTCCGACACCCCCTGCGCGTCATTCACCCGCCCGCACGCGCGCAGCGCCAGGCGGACGACGTGCCCGCAGGTCGTCGCCAGCCCCGGCAGGTCCGGCGGCTGCTGGTGCAGGTTGTTGGCCTGCAGCAGCTGCACCGCGCTGTCCGCCGCCTTGCTGATCTGCTCATCCGGCGGCAGGCCGTAGGCCGCGCGCAGCCGCTCGGCGAGCGCGACGAGCAGCACGTTCTCCTGGCCGGTCCACGAAGGCACGTCGGTGAACAGGCTCGGAAACGTATCGAGCACGCCGGGGATGACCTGCACGGCACGCTGGCGCTGCCATTGGCCGATCATGCTGTTGAGCAGCACCAGGCTGTCGTTCACGTCCTCGGCGAGGGGTGTTTGCCCCACGCCAACGACGCCCGAATAGCGCAGCGCCAGGTTGATTACGCTGCGTGCAGCGGTCATGCTCTGCGCCTCAGAGCGGCTCTGGAGAACCGCGGCGCACCGCCTCGTCCGCGGCCACGCTGTTCCTGACTACCGGGTGCCCCGCCTCCTCATGCGCCATCGCCTTCGCCGCATAGTTCGCGTGCATGACCGTGTGGGCCTCGGTCCAGGTGCGCGCCGCGTCCGCGCGCTCCGGGCTGTCGAACCAATCGGACGGGTTGACCAGGCCCGCCTCCTCGTCGGCGCTGCGCAGCTCGATCTTGCCGTGCACCGGGTGCCATTTCGGCTTGGGGAAGCCTGCGCTGGCGCCCTTGCGGATGAACGGCGACCCCTCGGCCTGGTGCCGCTCGGGCACCACGGTTTCGGCGAGCGGCTCGGCCGGGTTGGCCATTTTGGCGCCGGGCTCCGGAGCCGCGCCGGGCGGCGGCGCCTGCTGGTCCTGGTCGATGCCGGTCGAGGCGTCCCCTTTGGCCATTATACGGCCTCCTTTGCTGTCCGCGTCACGGGAATGACGGTTTCGGCGATGGCGCCGGCCGCCTTGCGGATGGCCTGGTGATCCGCGTCGCCCTCGGCCGGCGCGTCGGGCGGCGCGTCCTTGCCGGCCGGCTTTTCCTTGTCCAGGGTCAGTGCCATGGCTTGAGTCTCCCGTTCCGCTATCGTTACAATGCGTCAGGCACGATGCACGCCCACTCCGGGCGCACCCAGAGCGAGCCGTAGAGCACGTCCAGGCGGGTAATCGCCTGATCGGCGATGCCGTCATAAAACGTAATGAGACGCATCGAGACGCCATCGAGGCTGTCGCGGTAGCTCTCCATCACGCCGCGGGTCGGCATCTCCAGCGGCACGATGGCCAGCGTTACCGCCTCCGGAACAAACACGAAATTCTGCCGGTAGGTTTCCGACGCGTTGGTGATGCCCACGATCTGCGCCTGGTCGGCGGGGGAGGCGAGCACAGTCTGGTAGGGCGCCTGCGCGCCGCCAGCTCCGCCCGGGATCAGCGCCGGATAGATGGGTATCGAGGTCGCGCCCGCAGCCACATCCGCCGTAACGGTGAACTGCCGCAGCTGGCCGGTGCTGGCCTTTGTCACCCTGTTGACGGCATAGACGCCGGCCATGGTGATCACGTCGCCGGCCTTGAAGCCGCTTCCGGCAACCGCGGTCACCGTGATGGTAGATCCGGTCTGGCTTGCGCCGTTCACCTTCGGCGCAGTGCCATAGGCGCCGGTGGCGTGCGTCACCACCGTCTGGTCCTGCATCCAATCCATGCCCAGCACGCCGCGGCCGATCATGGCCGAGCTATATTGATTGCCGATCTTTTCCTGGTTGTTGAACAGCCCGGAGAAACTGGACACCGTGCGGGCCATCGTGATCGGATCCAGCACAACCTTGCGGCGCTCGCGCGGGGCATTGTTTTTATCCAGCAACGCTCCAGCGGTCGCCCAGGTGGTCAGCGTCGGCGAAATCGTGTTGTTTGATCCGTCGACGTTGTGCACCAGGTTCGGCACGGCGATGCCGGACATAAGGTCGCTGGCGATGCCACCGGCGATGACGTTCACCGCCGGCTCGATGATGCGCTCCGAATAGTCCTGCAACGACATGGTGCGGTCGACCATGCTGAACGCCACATCGACGCCGACCTGCTTGGCGACGGTGAGCGCCATCTGCCGCTCGTTGGTCGGCTGCGGCACCGCGGTCGGGCCGGTCCGGAGCACGTAATCGTTCGGCAGACGGATGCCGATCGTGCTGCCAGGCTTCTGACCGGCCACGCTCTGGTTGCCAAATTTATCTTCGTAATCCCGGCCCACGTTCTTGAGGAAGGCGTTAGCGTTCCGAAACAAGTCGAGGGCGCGCCGCACCACGAACTGTGGCGTTACAAGCGTGTTTGCCATTTTTCACTGTTCTGCACTGGAGGAAGCGCAAGACACTCCTCACCCG